AGAATTACCAGCAGGTTTTAATCAATTAATAACTACACCATCAGAAAGTGAAATGGATAATCTTACTGCAACACAAGTAGAAGATAGAGATGGACCTGATGAAACTGGTACACCTGATACTACAGGTTGGTCTAAAGATTTAAATATGAATGATCCAAACGCAGTACAAAATTGGATAGATAATAATCAAAAATCAAAAATACCAGGAATTATTGGGGTAGCTACAAATATAAATAATGAATACAGAGGTGGAGTAATTGCTTCTTTAGCAGAAGTATCTGGTAATAAACAAATAGCAAGTATGATGAAAGATTATTTAGCTGACTTTACATCAGATCCTAAAAGTATTACAGGAAAAATAAAAAGTTTATTTACTACTTTAAGCCCACAGCAAAGAAATAAATATATAACACAACAAATGGAAAACTTTACTCCAGATAATGTTGGTGGAACAATATCAAAACCTGAAGGAGATGCAGCTTTAGGATCTTCTGGAGGTGACACAGGATTTAGTTTTGGTGTACCAACACCTGGAGATACTGGACTTGGAACTATAAGTGTAGGTGAAGCAGGTAGACCATCGGGTAGTAATACTATGTCAGGTGGTAGTAGCTCATCATCATCGAGTAATAACAACTCATCATCTACTACAGGTGGTGAATCTACTAGTGGTACGCAAATGGATCCAGATGGATCAATGGGTAATGTAGGATCAGGAATATCATCAGGAGGCTTTAGTTCTTCTATAGGAAATATAGATCCAGGGGATAAAGATTTTATGAACAAAGGTGGCCTAGCAACTAAGAAATCTAAAAAGAAAGCTTATAATAAAGGTGGTTACTCTACTAAAAAGAAAATGAACACTAGAGGTTTAGTTCAGAAAAAGAAAAACTCAAAATAACTATAAGGCTACTCAGCTACGGCTGACCCCAACATAAGGAGAATAAATATGCCTCAATTAGAAACTGAAGTAAAATCAGAAAAAATAGCTGGTTTTGTAGATTCAAGCTATAATAAAAATAGACAAAGAATCGAACAAGAAGAAAAAGAACTTGAAGAGCTTATGAAAGAAACTTCTGAAGAAACAGAGGAAGAAGAAGTAAAAGCTGAAGAAGTTCCTGAAGAAAATGATAGTAAGCTTACTGGAGAAGAAAAATCTTTTAAGAAAAGATACGGTGATTTAAGACGCCATATGAATGAAAAAGAAAAATCTTGGAAGGAAAAGTTTGAGGTACTTGAAGAACGTCTTAGTAATGAAGTAATTGCACCACCTAAGTCTGATGAAGATATAGCAGCATGGGCAGAAAAATATCCTGATGTAGCTGGAATAGTAGAAACTATTGCACAAAAAAAAGCACAGGAGTTATTTAGTAAGACAGAAAATAGAATTAAAGAGCTTGATGAAGTACAAAGTGAAGCTATTAGAACTAAAGCTGAAAATGTAATTCGAGAAAGTCACCCTGACTTTGACAAGCTAAGAGAAGCAGATGAGTTCCATACATGGGCAGATGCTCAACCTAAATGGGTTCAAAATGCTTTATATGAAAATGCTGATGATCCAGCTTCTGTAGTACGTGTTATAGATCTTTATAAAGTAGATAAAGGTTTAACTACTAAAGATAAAAAAGCTAAATCTAAAGCTGCTGCCTCTATGGTAAGCAAAGGTTCTAAAACTAAGGTAGACGCAGATGACTCTAGTAATAGTATTAAAGAGTCTGATGTAGCAAAAATGTCTAACCGTGAGTTTGAAGAGAAATCGGAAGAAATTACCCAAGCAATGCGTTCAGGTAAATTTATTTACGATGTATCGGGCAATGCTCGGTAATAAGCTGTTGACAAATAAAAAATTAACAGTATAACTAGGGATAATAAACAAAGCCCCTTTTAGGACAACCTCTGTTTATTATTCAAACCCAATAAGTCTAAACAATAAAAGAAGAACTACCTGCCAAGTATAGGCCCGATAGTTTTTAAGTAGGCCAACTTAAAGATTACTCGCACCCTAGAAAATGTCAGCCTCTCTGTCATTATGTTTAGCTACTAGCCAAACATCCAAGGAGGACATAATCATGGCTTTTACAACCGCAGCAGGTTATGGGAATCTACCTAACGGTAATTTTAGTCCTGTAATCTATTCTAAAAAAGTACAACTTGCGTTTCGCAAGAGTACTGTTGTGGGTGATATAACTAACTCTGACTATTTCGGAGAGATAGCTGCTCAAGGTGATACAGTCAAAATCATCAAAGAGCCAGAAATTTCTGTTAGTTCATACGCCCGTGGCACAACTGTTACAGCACAAGATCTTGACGATGAAGACTTTTCACTTGTAGTCGATAAAGCAAACTACTTTGCTTTTAAAATGGACGACATTGAGGAAGCTCATTCACACGTTAACTTCATGCAGCTTGCAACAGATCGTGCTGCATATCGTTTAGCAGATCAGTACGACCAAGAAGTTCTTGGCTACTTATCAGGCTTTAAGCAATCAGCTCTGCACTCTTCTGCTGACACAGTAAACTCCACTACAAGTGGTACTGTTGCTGTTTCTACTGCAGGTACAGACGAATTGCTTGATAGCATGAAACTGCAAAAAGGTGACTTTGGTAACATTACCACAAGTTCCGCAGGAGCACATTCAATTCCGATTGCTGCTCGATTACCTGGTGCAACTGCACTTCCAACAGCGACTGCTTCACCTCTTATGGTAGTAGCTCGTATGGCTCGTTTGCTTGATCAACAGCAAGTTGATACAGCAGGTCGTTGGCTTGTAGTAGATCCAGTGTTCATGGAAATCTTGCGAGACGAAGATTCACGTCTTCATAATGCAGACTTCGGTGAGTCAGGAAGTATACGTAACGGACTAGCTGTCAATAATCTTGGTGGTTTCCGTCTGTATGTTTCTAGTAACCTACCATCAGTTGGCACAGGTCCAGGTACTACAGGTACTGCAAACCAAATTGCTAATTATGGTGTTATCGTAGCTGGACATGACTCAGCTATAGCAACCGCAGAACAGATCAATAAAACAGAAACCTACAGAGATCCTGATAGCTTTGCTGATATTGTTCGTGGGATGCATTTGTACGGCAGAAAGGTACTTCGTCCAGAAGCTATCACTGTTGCACAATACAACGCAGCGTAAGGGAGGTTTAATAAATGGCTACTATTACTTCATTATTGTTACCTGCACATGGAAGTTCACAACGTGGACGTTCACCGTACATGGTACAAAAAACTATTGACCTAACTGCACAGGCTATTGACTGTTCATCTGGTGATGTAGTTCAATGCCTTACTATTCCTGCCAACACACGAGTAATTCATGCTGGTTTTCAAGTTGTAACTTCTGCAACTATGAACACAGGTACGAATGCTACGGCAACACTTGGTGCAGCAGATGCTGACGAATTTGTTGCTGCATTCGATATTGATGGTGCTTCTGATGGTGCTTATGCTCCTTCAGCTACTCCAGCAGCAGACGTTACTCTTGCCTCTGCAGATACACTAGACCTGACTTTTGCAGGTGATGGTGCTACATTCTCAGCAGGTAAGATTCGTGTTTACGCTTGGATGGTTGACGTTAGTGATCAAGGCGACTCTTCTCCAGTAGAAGTTGATCGAGACTTGCTCGCATAAATGTTTAATGAGGGGGCAGGGAAACTTGCCCCTTCTATTATATAGGAATTATAAATGGCTGAAACATATCTTACATTGACTAATAAAGTAATAGCTAATTTAAATGAGGTTGCATTAACTTCATCAAATTTTTCTAGTGCACGAGGTATACAAATACAATGTCAAAACGCTATAAATGAAGCTATTAGGTATATCAATCAAAAAGATTTTAATTATCCTTTTAATCATGCAACTGCTACAAAAACATTAACAGCAGGAGTTGTTAGATATACAGCACCTACTTCTACTAAATTAATAGATTATAACACTGTTAGACTTGTTAAAGATTCTACTTTAGGAAACTCAGGTTATAAACTAATACAAATGAATTATAACCATTATATAGATAAACACGTAGATCAAGAAGATGAAATAGATACAACTACTTTAAATGGTTCACATACTGACTCTGTAACAACTATAACCGTTGTAAGTACTTCAGGTTTTGACAGTAGTGGTACTTTATATATTGGAAATGAAATAGTTACTTATACAGGTACTTCTAGTACTACATTTACAGGAGTTACTAGAGGTGCATCTAGTACAACTGCTGCAGCACATTCTAGTGGTGTAACTGTAGCTCAGTTTGATAAAGGTGGTATACCAACACATATTATTAGAACACCTGATAATAATTATTTAATTTACCCATACCCTTTAAAATCTTATAATATAAAATTTGATTATTATACATTTGCTTCTGATCTATCTGCACATGATGATACAACAACTATTCCTGATAGATTTAGTTATGTTATTGTAACTGGAGCTACTGCTTTTGTTTATCAATACAGAGGTGAAACAGATCAATATCAATTAAATATGCAAAGATTTGAACAAGGCATAAAAAATATGCAAACTTTATTAGTTAATAGGTTTGAATATTTAAGATCAACATATCCTTTAGGCCGTTCAAATAATGTTAAATTAACTGCAATAAGAGTTTCTTAAATGCCAGATAGTTCTAAAGTAAATCCTGTAGCATTTAATTGTGAGGGAGGTTTAATTTTAAATAGATCTACCTTTTTAATGCAACCTGGGGAAGCGTTAGAATTACAAAACTTTGAACCTGATATTGGTGGTGGATACAGAAGAATAAGTGGTTTTAAAAAATACGTTAACCATATAGTCCCTCAAACGTCTGCTTCTTCTGAAGCTATATTAATGAGTACTGTATTTTCTAATAAAGTACTAGCAGCTAGAGGTGAAAAAATATGGAGTTCTGCATCTACAACTGTATCTACTGCTATAGCTTCAGGAACAGGTATGACAGGTTCAAGTACACTAACTGTTGCTAGTACTTCAGGGTTTTCATCTAGTGGTACGTTACAGATAAGTAGTGAAATATTTACATATACAGGTGTAACATCTACTACCTTTACAGGTGTGACAAGAGCAACTTCTAGTACATCTGCTGCTGACCATGCTGTAAAAGATATTGTTTCTGAAAGTTGGACTGTAAGAGATACAGGAAGAACAAATGCAGCAAAGTATTCTTTTGAAAAATTTAACTTTGACGGCAATGATAAAATAATTGTAGTTGATCAAACTAATGCACCTACAGTTTTTAATACTTCTTTATCTGCTACGGATGTAAGTGAAAGCAGTGTTGCTGGTGCTAAACACGTAACTTCATTTAAAGGACATATGTTTTATTCAGGTATGTCTAGTACACCTGAAGAATTAGTATTTAGTCAACCTTTTGATGAAGATGCTTTTAATAGTGGATCAGGTGCAGGTAGTATTAAAGTAGATGACACTATTGTAGGAATGAAAACATTCCGTGAAGATTTATTTATATTTTGTGAAAATAGAATATTTAAATTATCAGGTACATCTTCCGCAAACTTTGCTATAAGCCCTGTAACTAGAAACATTGGGTGTGTAAATGGTAACACGATACAGGAATTTGCTGGTGATTTAATATTTCTTGGACCTGATGGTTTACGTACTGTTGCAGGTACAGCTAGAATTGGTGACGTAGAATTAGGTACAATTAGTAAAAACGTACAACCTTTATTTGATGAACAAATTATTAATTCTTCAATCTTTGAAAGTGTTGTAATACCAGATAAAACTCAATACAGAATACTCTTTTCAAAAGATGGTCAAGCACAAACTTTAACAAAAGGTGTTATTTGTGTAAGAAAAGGAGAATCTTATGAGTTCTCTGAAACAAGAGGTATAAAACCTTCTTGTACTGATACTATTGTTGACACAGGTGACGTTATAGTATTACATGGAGATTTTTCTGGTTATATAAATAGACAAGAAGTGGGTAATGACTTTGATGGTACTGTTATATCTGGTAAATATAGAAGTCCAGATTTAAGTTTTAATGACCTAGGCGTCAGAAAACATATGCAAAGAGTAATAATTAATTATAAACCTGAATCAGCTATTGACGCAGATTTATTTTTAAGGTATGATCAGGAATCAGCAGATTCACCTAGACCTGCTGCATATCCATTAGATTCATCAAGCGTTGCTGCTCAGTATGCAGTAGCTACATACGGTAGTGGTGGTACTTACGGAGGAACATCACAACCTTCAATTAGACAGTCTGTAGAAGGATCAGGTTTTACTGTAGCATTAAGAGTAAATGATGGGGGTACTACTGCCCCATATTCTCTTAAAGGTTTTCAGTTAGAGTATCAAATAGGAGCGAGAAGATAAATGGGTGCTACATATACAAGACAATCATCTTATGCTGATGGCGATGTAATTACCGCAGCACATACTAATGATGAATTTAATCAGTTACTAGCTGCTTTTCAAGCAAGCACAGGACATACACACGATGGTACAGCCAATGAAGGTGGACCTATAACTAAGTTATTAGGTACATCTATTACTATTGGTGATGCTACATCAGGTACAGATATAACTGTAACCTTTGATGGTGAATCAAATGATGGTGTCCTTAAGTGGATGGAAGATGAAGATTACTTTGAGTTTTCTGATGATATACTTGTAGCCTCTACAGAAAAAATACAGTTCCGTGATACAGCAATCTACATTAACTCTTCTACAGATGGACAGCTTGATCTTGTAGCTGACACAGAAATACAGATAGCAGCTACTACTATAGATATAAATGGTAACGTAGATGTATCTGGAACATTAACAGTTGCAGGTGCTGTAGACTTTGGTGACGCTGCTCTTTCAAATGTAGGTGCAGTTCAACTTGACTCTATAGCTGGTGACGGAGACACAAACACTAGTATTACATTTAGTGGTTCAGATGTTATTACTGTAGCAACAGGTGGTACTACATCTTTTACCGTAGATGCAAGTCAAAACATTTTAATGAGTGCAGCAAAAAAAGTTCA